AGATATTAAAGTAAGATATAATGGTGCTAAACTACTGGTTCTTTTAAGAAACGCAGGATCGTGAAAACTAAATGACTTATACATAGCTTAATTATTTTTAATCTTCAACTGCATATACTGCTACACAATCAGCATCACCTGTACCAAAAAATACAAGACTTAATACGGCAGTTTTATTAGCGCTTATCGATAGTGGTACACTTCCTATGAAAACCCATGCTGGAAAAGTAAAGTTTCTGATTGATCCATCAGCTAAAATTCTAATACTTGCAAATCTACCACCAGCTCGATTACTTGTAGTAAACGTAACATCACCAGTTAAGGATAGCGTGCGAAACGACCCAGTAATAGTAGACATATCTAAGTCGGTGGTTGCTGCATATGTAATTGTACCTTGTTCAACGGTTGTTGGTGCAAGTCCAGTTGCTCCAGTAAACCCAGTTGCACCGGTTAATCCTTGTGGTCCTGACAATCCATCCAATCCATCCATACCAGTTGCCCCAGTAAACCCAGTTGCTCCAGTAAACCCAGTTGCACCGGTTAATCCTTGTGGTCCTGACAATCCATCCAATCCATCCGCACCAGTAGCGCCTTGTGGACCAGTTGCTCCGCCTGGATCGCCTGTTTCTCCTTGTGGACCTGTAGATCCAATTAAACCAGTTGCTCCTACAGGACCAGTTGCCCCAGTAAACCCAGTTGCTCCATCCACACCATTAAATACCCATGATATTGTATATTCTTCATCACTTAATGTACTTAACGAGTTACCTGCAAGTAAAGTATTTACATCTATTTCATAATATGTACCTGCATCAATAACTTGATCAATTTCCCAAATACCTATTACTGAGTTATTACCAACTTCAGTAATTTGTAAATATACAGGATGGATAGGAGGTGTCATAGTTAGCGTAAGTAAACCTGCTAGCCACAAAGAATAATCAGCACCAACACCAGAAGTAGGACTAATATACACTGTTGTGATAGCAGATATTAAATCATCATTAGTTGAAAAATTAAAAGAACCCGGATTAAAAGAACCCGTCGGTAGTGGCACGTAATCCCATACTCCACTATTTGACCCAGCATTACCAACAGGCCCTTCTATGCCAGTTGAACCAGTAAACCCTGTCGCGCCTAACCCAGTATCTCCTTGTGGTCCAGGTAATCCTGTTGCACCAAACCCAGTTGCGCCAATAAAACCGGTTGAACCGGTTGAACCAGTAAACCCTGTCGCGCCTAACCCAGTTGCACCAGTAAAACCTATTACACCTGTTGCACCTGTTAAGCCTGTTGCACCAGATCCTGTTGCACCAGTAAAACCAGTCGAACCCATAAATCCTTGATTACCTTGCGGTCCTTGTGCACCAGAAGATGCTACTGAAACATTTCTCCATGCTTGTGCTGATGCATTCCATTGTAAGATATCATTATTTGTAGGTGTACCTATATATGTAACATCAGTTAGCATATTTAATCTCGGGTCGCCATTATTTAGGTTTTGTAAATCAATAAGGCCTTCATCTAATGAATAGATTACATTATTATTTATAGAATCCAATGATATACTTAATGCAGAATTACTAGCAGGGTCAATACCAAAACCTCTAAATGTTAAATCAGTGCCACTCATTCCTGCATAAACTGCAATTCCTGTGCCTATATTTATACCATGATTAATTTCACCTTGTGATCCTGTGTTAATTAATTTAATGGAGTTTGTAGATTGATCATACTGTAAACTCATACCTGAACCAGCAACCAGGTTAAATGTTGAATTAGGTGTTAGTGCTGTTAGTAAAAAGTTATTACCTGCTTCCCAAGATCCAATGTTACCTGTGTAATTTACGCGAATTTTACCAAACCCAGGCTGTGTACCAACATTAATGTTTCCTGTACCGATTCCACCAATAAGGTCCCATTCATTAGTATTAAAGACACCTAATGTAGTTCTTTGGTTTGCTCTCCACCAAACAAGCGCCTGGTTATTATCACCAGTGGATCCACTATTACCAGTAACACCCGTTGGTGTTTCAACTTCAACTGGATGGTATACGATGTTTCCATCTTCATATACTCTATCCTCAACCCAAGGATTAGCAACCATTTTAAAGTTGGTATCAACTTCAGTGTTAAACAGTTCCCTTCCAATTTCGGTTCTGTAAATAATGTATTCTTGTAAATTAAATGACATGTATGTTAGATCTTTTTTTATTTATTTTACTGCGTAGGTGGTTCTTTTTCTATCTTAACTCCCTTATATGGAAATTGTTTATTTGTTTTATTTGTAATCAAACCAACCCTAAGTGAATTTAAGTACCATGTATTTTGACTCCATCCCGGTTGGGCATAACAAGGAGAATAAATTCCAGTTACATATATTTTTCGTATTTCATTATAGAATTTAAGATACTCTTCAACTGCTTGATTAATAAATGAAATTTGTCGATTTACTAAAATTCCTCTCTGTTCGTTTCTTTGACGATCATATTGGGAACCTGAAATTAGCTTATATGAATTTGTAATATTAGATGCAGTATATTCTGTAGTAAAATCATACAAATTACTTGTACCGTCAAATAGCTCAAGTGAACATAGAGAGCCTAACACGCAATTATCAATAAATTTATATTGTGTATCAAAATATAAAGACATTGCAGCAACATCTTCATATGTGGTGAATTCATTATTTACCCTATCCCAAAATGTAATCTTTGCATTGATTGCGGTGATTCTATTCTTTTTAAGATATTGTAAAAAATCTAATGCTAATTTAAATGATAAGGCTTCAACTATCAATGTGAGTATACTTTTTTGTATATATTCACTCTTTGATCTGCTGGTAGTGTTTTAGTAGTTCTTTTGTATCACCACTGGTAATTCCACATTCAGTAAAGATTTGAAGGTGGCTTGTATCTCTATATTCATCAACCCAGTAAACATGTTTAAATCCTGCGTTCACAAGGATTTTTGTACACAGTTTACACGGAGAAAGAGTTAGGAGTACTATGTAATTTTCAGGGTCGTGTTCTTTAAATTTTGCTATCATATTAACCTCAGCGTGAATAAATCCACTTTCACCAGGTATTAATGATTCTTCTTCAGTTCCTGTGCTTAGATTTATTTGGGCACCGCTATATGAACCATTATAACCAAAGCTAGCAATCTTACTTAAATCTTTTTTAAGTGTCATACAACCTACTTTGGTAGTAGAAGAATTTGATAAGGTTTTAATATTAAGTAAAATTTGAATAAAAGTATCAATCTTTATACTCAACCGTTGTATTTTATTATTATGATTTTTCATGAATTTTACTTTTTAGCAAGATGAGTTTTAATTTTTACATCAAGCTCTTTTTCTAATTGCTTTATCAATTTTATATTAGCCTTATCATCATCAAAAAACGTGATGTCAATATAACCTTGTTCAATAAACCATTTCATTGCATCCTGTTTTCTTTTCTGTATATTTCCACTAAGACCATGCACAGGATCATTGACTGCCCATATTAACTTTTTGTCAATATGAAAACCTATATGAAATCTTAACCATTCATAAATCATATTTTGATTATCTCTTGCTGTGATAATACCAATCGCAATTCCTTTTTGGTAATTCTTTTTAAGAATATCAAAGTACCTAGCAATTAATTTACCAGCTTTCATAATTTCCAATGACTTAAATTGATCAAAGTTAATTATATGATTTTTATGTTTCTCATAATGATTAAATTCTTCTGGTGACAATTCACAGGTTTCACCAGTTTTAGAATCAGTAACAATAATTTTTGCAGCTGTAATTGCGATAGTATCATCTATGTCAAAGATTAGGATCTTATCAGTAGTATACTTTTCATTAATTTTATTCATGCCGTTTATCATTATTTAAAAACTCATATATGGTAATTACCATTAATATAAATTAAGCTCATTAGATGTAAGTTTTGGTATAGAATGGTTTAACAATCTCTGCCATTTTTATATATATGTTTTACAACCGGAAAACGTAAGGAGTACCCACCCATTTGGTTTTGCGATTCTTCAAAGTATTGAATAGTTGCAGTTTTACCGATTAGTTCATCATGACGGTTTAAATAGTATTCTCTTTGTTCTTTAGAAAAGCCAGATCCTACTGATACTCGATATCCTTTATGTTCAACAATAATACTACTTAAACATTCCTTTTCTACCTGTTGTCCATTTTCAGTCCAACGAATAGTTCCGTTTACACATTCCAATACAGTATATTCTGCATCATGGAATTTTTTAACCTTAAGTAAACTATGTGAACGGGTACCTTCATAACCAATGTTCTTACGAACCATAATACCTTCATAACCATTAAGTTCAGCATCCTTTGCCATTTCGGTAAATTCTTCCTCGGTATTAATTTGAACCTGTTCAACAATAGTAAGAGTATTAAAATTACCGACCGATATGCTATTCATAGTAGGGCGTTGTAAACGGTCAGCTAATTTATCAGTACCTTTATGATTATCAAACTCCTCTATGGTAAGACAGTCAAATACCAAGAATTTAGGATTTTGTATTGTATGATCCTTTTTACGAAACTGTTTCATAATACCTTGAAAGTCTTCTTTACCGTTTTCATCAACCATACATACTTCACCGTCTAGGATGAAGTTTCCAGGTATCTTTTTAATATCATCAGCAATGCGACCTAGTGTTTCAAACTCCTTACCGTTTCTAGAATAAAATGTTACAGTATTGCCTTCTTTGCGACAGATACAACGGACACCGTCAAGTTTACGAGAACCGTACCATTCTTCCTTTACGAAATCCACACGTGATGGTGAGTAAGGGTGCGCTAATGCAACTTTAAAAACAGGAATGATATTAGGATGTATCTTAAGTACTGATGAAATTGATGCACCCATACGAAGGTCTCTATCTAAGATGTAGTGTATTATTTTTTGTAAGTCAGTTGGTAATTCATTAGTAAATGAATTTACTGCTTGGATAGCAGCATGACCTGTTAAATTATTTTCTGCTAAGTCATCCAATAATTGAAACAGATTAGGATATAAGTTTTCAGGCGCAATTAGATGAGAGTTCTTTATAAGAACCTTTGTGTGTACACCGTATTTTTTAAATGGGTTGTATGTATAATTAAAAATTTTCTTTAAGAATTCGGAATCAGCATGTTTACAAATAGTTGCAATCTTATAATTTCCTGATGATGATTTGTTCATTTCATTTAGGAATGATTGTAAGTAATTTAGATCTTTTATAAAAGTTTCCATATTTTCCGTTGTTTTAATTATTATATAAATATAATCAATTTAATTGGGATTTGAAAATATTTTGTGAACTTTTTTGGAAAAGTTATTAACAATTTTAAATACATCTATATAATTCATAGTATGCATCTCTATTACTAAATTGATTATTTAAAAGTTGTTCAGATTGGGAAAACATTTTGGAATGAAACATCATACACATTAAATCAATTTCATCTTCTGTGAAAACATGAAGCTTATCTAAGTTCCAATTTTTCTTTAATAGCTTGTATGATTCATGTTTAGTGATAAGATTATAGGGTTCATCATTAAATGTATGCCATCTTCTCGAGTGCATGATTATTCTCTCTAGTGGCCAAAACCACATAGTCTTACATTCAATATTATCATGAACTAATTTAACGTTGGTGAGTATACTTTCATAATCGGCTAATTCGTAATGATCTAACAGTAATACATCGCAAGAACCTTTATATTCAGATGCATCACAATTAATAACTTCTACCCTATGATCATTTAAAAACTCAGATTTATTTTTTGTATGATACTCTATCAAGTCTTTACTACTTTCAATAATGGTTAACTTAGTAACGCTAGGCTTACTTAAAATCCAATTTTCCCTAACTCCAAAACCCATACCTGTAACAATAACATGCCCTTCTGCTAACATATAGTGAGAATAGACTTCATATGCCTCTAGGTGAGTATTTGTATTATATGCCATCCACTGTTCTCCATTGATATAAAGATAGTAATACCCAGGTTGATTCTCTCTTATTTCAAATGATCCTAATTGACCACCCTTGAGTACTGGTGGTTTATAATTCATATGTTCTAATAAACTTATCATATACTTTTAGTTAAAGATAACTTGTAGATAATTCGCTAAGATGGTTAAGCAATTTTTGATCCTTTATTTGGTAAACAATTTTCATACCTTCTTGATTTCTTTTAAAACACATAATCTCTCTACCGGTTTTTAATCTATGTAGTGTACTTGTTGCAATCTTAGGATCCATTTCAAACACATATCCTGCTAAAGCATCATTTACTTTAGTTGGTGGAACACTTACCCAATATACCCTATGTGAATTTTGTATTTTGTTCATTTGATTAATCCCTACTGCAAATGAATCATATATTAAGAATGGTACCTGCGTCTTAACTTCAACATTATTACCATCAACGTCCAAATCTTTAGATGAATCAAACATATATAACGATTCATTAACATTATGACCTTTATCCCTGAGATATTTTGCTACGATCTTTTCACCTAAGATACCTAATAGGGTCTTTTTTAACTCTGCTTCCTTATTTAATGTTATCATTTAACAGTTTTTGTATTTGTTTAATTTTTGCGCATTTTTCAAATTGTTCTCTCTCTTCAAAAAACTTAAGTAAGTTATCAAGTTTTGCTATTTTATGTTGTGGTGTTTCGTCATAATTTAAAATATTATCAGGTGAAGATATCATCAAATTGTAAAACACCTCCATGAATTCATCATGATCTATGTTATTTAATCCTAGTATAATTATTCTAGGTGGTCTGTTTTCTTCCATCTATCATATTTTTTATATCTTTAATTAGAGATAGTTCTCCACTAGTAAGATCCTTTGGTAATTCAATTAATACATTAACATAGAGATCACCATACTTATCAACCTGATTGTATATAGGATAACCCTTTCCTTGTATTCTTAGTATAGTACCATTTTGTGTACCTTGTGGTATTATAAAATTAATTTTCTTGTCAAATATATCTATTGATGACTTACCTCCTAGCATTGCTTCAAATACATCAACTTTATGTATTTTATGAATACCTTTATTATCTATCATATAGTCAGGATGATCCAATATAATAACTGTAAGTATTAAGTCACCGTTAAGTTCATCGGTCATTCCTTTTTGTCCTAATCCTTTTAATCTTAAGCGCTGTGCATTGGTAGTACCAGATTGGATTTTAACAACAACCGCTTTTAGACCTAACCGTATTTCTCTATTGGTACCAAAATAAGCTTCTTCTAAAGTTATATGAATTTGTGTTTTAATATCTTGGCCCTTTCCATTATCAGCCCAACCATATCTAGAATTAAATGATCCAGCAAAACTATGATTCTTTAAAAAGTCTTCAAATAGTTGTTCATCAAACATGCCATTACCAAAATTAAAACTTGAATTAAATTGAGCTTTCTTTCTAGGATCATTTAATATTTCATAAGCCTCAGCAATTTCCTTAAACTGTTCATCATTCCCACCATTTCGGTCCGGGTGAAATTCTAGTGCTAATTTACGATAAGCTTTTTTTATTTCATCATCAGATGCAGATCTATCTAATCCTAGTATTTTATAAGGGTCTTTCATTTCCAAAATATTTGTACAGCAATTAATGATATTGCCAATAGTAATGATACCATAGTTTTTAATGTTATACCTTCACTCATTAGAAAATATGTTAATATAGCAAATATTAAAATACCTGTTCCAAATCCTATAAATCTACCTGGCCAAAGTAAACCATCAAAATGTAAATAGGTATAATAAGTTGCCTTAATAAAAATGTAACTTGCAATACCACCTAAAGTAAATGAAATTAAAAGTGGATTGTTTTTCCACCATGGCCAAATAAATTGACCATATGATTGAATCCATATTATACCTTGCCCTATAAAGAAAAGAACAAAAGCAGCAGTTAAATTATTCATCTATATAATATTTATACCCATCACGTTCCATTACATCAATCCAGTGTTCAATGTTTTTAGCGATGATCCATGAAGATTCTTCTATTCCAGTTTTAGTTGATCTGGCGATGTTCATAAACCATTGCTCCTTTGGGTCATCTTTATTTTTCTCCCACCATAACCAAACCTTTTGCCAAGATTTGGGTTTTTGCATATATCCTCTCTTCCATTTAGAAAGACCTTTCATAAACTCGGCTTTGGTCATATCTGCGGTTTTCATTATCTTTGAGTAGTATTTGTACTAGTATTTGTGGATACTGATTCTTTTACCAATTCACTAACATATGAACCAGTATGTTGACGAGGATTTACACCACTTGATTCTTTTAGAGATTCATTAACCTCCTTTAATTGCTGTTTCATTAGCTTTTCCTCTAACTTAAATTTTCTTTCATCTAATTTATTGGATTCATCCATCTTCAATGCAATTTTTTCTAACGCAGATATTAATCTAGGCATATCAGCATCATAAAATTTACGACCTGCTGGTGTTCTATAAAAATCATTCATATTTTATGTTTATTATTATATGTATTTATCATATATAGTTTATGAATGAATATATAAAAAAACAAATACTAAATAACATGAAAAAATTACCATTGTTTGAAGATTTTGTACCTGTTGGTTTTGGTACGAATTCAATGTCAACATATTCACTAGGTTCATCACCACGTATAAATACAGGTTATAATATGGCCGCAATTGTTGGCCCAGTTATGGAGGCAGGACACTGTATTGCGAAAGAAGCATATTCATATGAAATGAATGATAATCCTGAGCATAAAGCAGATTCATATATTAAAGAAGCTAAAAAACATATTAATGAAAAGATAGATGAAGCTTACGAAAACTATACTACAAATGAAGCTATGGTCCAGGTTACAGGAAAGAGTAAACCATCAGGCGCGCAAGTATTAGCATCTGTTATTGTTGATTATCTTAATAGTAATTTAATTTTACCTTCTAATGCAAATAAGAAAAAAATCACAGAGGAAATTAAGCAATTAATTATTGACTCAACATTTTAATTATGGAAATACTTAAATTTAAGGAATACATTCTAGAAAAAGAAAACTTCAAAGGCGGTATGGCCGATGGGATGACTGCGCAAGATTTAGCAAATAAACACAAGTTATCAGTTGGAGATATTGGGGATGCCCTTAAAAAAGGCCAAAAGGTCGAAATGGAACATACTAGCGATTCTGATGCTGCGTATGAAATTGCAAAAGATCATATCTTTGAAGATCCTAATTATTATGACAAATTAGCAACTATCGAAGAATCTAGAGATCCTGTATCAATTCGTAAAGAATATAAAGATTTAAAAAAATTGTCAATACAGGTCTTACAAAATATGTGGTCAAGAACACATCGTATAGGAGATCCTAAAGAACTTGATAAAGAAGGAATTGTTATAGATATTTTAGTTGCCCAGCATGGGGCAAAATATATTAATGCTGCTTTTGAATCTATCATGGAAGCAAGAGATTATGAATATGATCCTGCTGCACATGCAGAACGCCTTAAACGTAGAGAAAAGCAAAATATTGAAAGATATCGCGCTGCACAAGATCGTGAAGATAATTATGGGATTACATTATATGAACTAAAGATTAAGTTAGATAAAATTGATCTTGAAAAATTAAAGGTTTTAACTGCAATTAATGATCTTAAAAATAAATTTGATAAAATATAAAACTATAAATGATGAATCATAATACAGAAAGACAAGACTTAAGTAAAATACGCCACTATAAGGGTACTATTTCTGACTTTAAATCATTTTGGGATGAAATGGCTGGTGGGAATACAAATGCATACGATACACCTGAATATCAAGGATTTAATAATGTTCATCCAACTAGAGGTGCTCACCAAAGCCCACATTGGAAAACTTCAAATTTAACCGAACAGAGTGATCATGAAGTTAGTATGGCACAAAAATTATTAGCTGCATTAATTGATGATGCATTAGACTTACAAGAAAAACTTGGAAATATGGAAAAGGATATTCCAGGTTGGATCCAAGATCATATCTCACAATCTTATAATTATCTAAAGCAGGCTAATGATGGTTATCATGAACTTTAATTAAAGAGGGCCTTAAGGCCCTCTTTTTCTATTATTGCTTTTATTGTATTTAAGTAGTTAGGATCTTCTGCGTAACTTGCACCTAAATACTGAAAATATTCATTTTCAGAATTAATATTATGAAGATATCTACATTGGTAAAACGCGTAGTCATAAACACTTTCTCTCCAGTGGTTGTAATATGCATGATTATATTGTGTACCGCCAGCAGTTGTAATTCTTTGCTTAGCCTCTTTCATACCAAATAAATTATTGTTTTCCATAAAAATTTTACTCTTCCATTTACCAGTTTCAATCATTGACTGTGCAAGTACAATATGAGGATACTTTACGTTGAGTTCATTTAACATAGTTACTACCTTTTCCTTAGAAAAAACATCAGTTTCTTTAATCAATATAATTCTTTCCATTTCACTATATTCAATAGTGGATTCGGTTTTACCGATAGATTTTCCAACAAGGGCTGATGCAAATGAAATTAATGAAGCAACAGTAATTAAAAGAATTAACATTCTTGAAGTACTTAACCTATAAAAATTAAGATCTTCTTTATTATAAGTATATAGCATAATTAGTTAGTTTTATGTTTAATAAAAAACCATAATATAAGATAAGCCCATATTGGATATGGGAATATTAAAATAAATCCTATGCGCCATAAAATAGAAGGTATTCCACTCCAGTTACCTAACCCTTCACACACACCACCAATGTACCCGTTTTCTCTGTATAAATTTTTATTCATTATTTTAATGTATTAGGTAAATATAAAAGAGTAGGATTTTTCTTTTGGATATCGATATCTGGATATTGCTTTTTGAATTCCATTACATCAAAACGCTTAGTGATTAAATGAATACCATTTTTAGTTGGGATCATTGTGATGATCTTTTCGTTGTCTTCGGGTTTACATAAGGAGATTGCTAACATAATGCTTGCAATTGTAACCCTGTCTTTAGTATCAATATCTACTATCCATCTCTTCTCTTGTGTTTTGATTTGCCCAACCACAGAATCAAATAATCCTTTTTGGTTATGATTTCCATCTTGGATCTTTTGCGCTAATGTAACCATCATACTTAAGCTTACGTCAAGGTGGTTTTGTTTTTGAACATGGATATAAGCACGTGCTTTAAACATTTCACAAAGTTGCATGATTTCATCTAATCTTCTTTCTAGGTGGTCAATACTTTCAATGCAGTATGTTTTAATAGTCCTTACTGATTGGTGATTATCTTGTTCTCCTTCAAGTTGATCCTTTTTACGTTTAAGAACATATAACATATAAAAGTCACCATTCTTTTCGAAGTTAAGTAATGGTTTAATTATTTCTAAATTGTTTATCATTATGCCTTTGTTTTAATTATAATATAAATATAATACAAAAAATTAGGATTTGAAAACTATGTTAAATTTTGTTAAAGTTTTACTTCAAATCGGTTTTTCATTTGTTCTATCTTTTCAGTAGGTACATTGTGTTCATTAATACCACCATGCCGGTTTTCTACAATTAGTGAATAAACTTTATAACCATATTTCTGTGCTAATTCAAAATACTTTTCCATTTCCCATTCCTGTGTGAATGTATTTGATACAATAATTCTATCAACATTAACTTGTGCCCCATCGGTCTTCATCCAAGCTGCTGTTTGTATCTGACAATAGTTATGAGCGTTCTTTAATTGCGTAGCATCAAATTTATATTGACCATCTTCCATAAAGTATTGGTCGGCTTCAATATGAATACCCCCAATTGATTTTGCAAGTGTTGTTTTTCCAGATCCTGTCACGGAAGCCCTCTTAAAAGGAAGAGTTCCTTAACGAGGGCTTCATTTGTTTTTGTATTGTTCATTATATTTAATTTGATATCTCTTAGTTAATTCTACTTTATTCGTTTCTATTAATTCTTTAATTTCGGTAATTGTTAATAATGTACATGTTTTTATTACATGTTTTCATTGCTAGTTGAAATTTATAAGAATCAAAACGAACCTTCAGCTACTTGGAAACATACTATACCGTTGTCTCTCCACATTTTAACTACTTTATCGCGGTCATCAAATGTACATAAAATCTTATTTCCCATTTCCAATTCTTCGTCCAACCATTGTTTCTTTAGGATGTCATCCTTAGTAAAAGATCCTTGCGGTCTCATACGTAAGAATGCAGGCTCTATACCATTATCAGCTAACCATTGTTTAGTTTCTGCACGAGAAATTGAATCCCTACCTGAAAAGATTCCTACTCTATTACCTGCATTTTTCATTGCTTTGAATGCTTCGATAACAGGGATGTTAGGTTCGTCAAGTTGTATGTTTTGAGGATCAAAGAATTTTCCCCAATGGATTTTTCCATCTGGTTTGGCGGCCAATTTTCGGCGTTTATCAATGAGTGCCAAAGTACCGTCAAGATCAAAGATAATAGTAAAAATTTTCGCGTTGTTCATATGTTTATAATTGTATAATACAAATATAATACAAATAATTGGGAACTGAAAATTTTTATGAAACTTTTTTACAAAATATAAAAAAAGTTAATTATTCTACTATTTCTTCATCATGTTTAGATTCAGATGATTTATTTTTATTTGATTTACCAGAAAAATATTTATCAACAGATGAGATTCCAAATGAGCCTAGTGTTAATATCATAAACCCATCAAAAATAAATTCATTAATTTGCATTTCTGTTCCACTTAAACCAGTATAAATATCTACACTAAGTGTAATTACCATCATTAAGAAAGAAATAAATCCTACAATTGATTTTTCATTAATGTCATTATCATCCATAAACATTTTTACTAAAAATGATGGTGTTTTTTTATTTTCTAATTTAACCATTTTTGATTTTTTTTTTTGGATCATACAATCATTAATTAGTATACTAAGTTTTGCCTTTCATTTCAATAGTAGTATTACTAGATTGTTTTGTGCTATTATTTTAATAAATTGTAGTATTCTCTAAAATGTTTAATTCTATCAGCAAGACCAATGGTTCCACCATTCACTCTTTTTGTTACAGAAGTTACTGTAGCATCATCGGCACCACGATCACAAATAGACCACAGTTTATTTGAATCGAAGAAAAATGCAGCAGAAGCAAGAGGATATTTAGTTGCAACTAGATCAGGATTAGAAATAGTGTCTTCTCCTATAAATTTAGCAAATGCAGTATAGTTTGATTTTCCAGTTAATTGAATATAACCTCTTCCTCTAAATTTCCACCCGTCCATAGAAGCTTCATTACCATTTTCCATTCTATTAGCATAAACTCTTGATGCAATTTTACTAGGATTACGAGCATATAATTCATTAAGATTTCCAGGAAAGTATTTAGGGAAAATCTGTTTAAGACCAGCCGCTGAATAGTTAAGGTTTTCATTAACAGCTTTAAATGCACCAGATTCATGTCCGCATTGTGCTAAGAAATGAGCTAATCTTAACGGAGTTGTGATATTGAATTTAGCAGCAGTATCAGGTATTTGTGCAATAACTGAATCAGGAATATGCCCTTTTAATTTATCAAGTTTAAATATAGATGGTAGAATTGGTTTACTAGGTGCAACTGCAACAGGTGCACCTGTACTTATTCCCATTTTAGCTAAAGTATTAGGGCCAACAATACCGTCGTCATTTAACCCATTTACTTTTTGCCATGATTTAACCGCAGCTTCTGTGTTTGGACCAAAATTACCAGTTGTAGCAACTCCTAATTTTTCCTGAATTTTTTTTACTTCAGGACCTTTTGATCCATTTTTTAATAGCATAGTTTAACTTTTTTATTATTTATAAAAAATATATGATATAAAAAATAGTAAAAAGCCAGTTTTACTCTATTGCGTTTATATTATCTTAAAGTTTTAATACGATCTTTGACATTTGGTGGTATCTTATTAAGTAAGTTTTTAAAACAAGCATCTAATACATATGTCACAGCCCAATCATCTTTACTTCTAACCGAACGACCAACGCCTTGTAAAAAACTAACGGTTGTTTTCCAATCATACCAACCTGGTACTTGATTCATTTTTGCTTTAATATGAGGAGAACCTAATGATGGATATGGTACTTTAAAAAAGATTTGAAACCTGCTCATGTCATCTTTTAAATCTAACCCCTCCAAAATTGATGGTCCAACTAAAACAGCACCTTCTTTCTTTTTAAATAATTCTAATGTACTGGCCTTTTCTTTTGAATTTTCGTAATTTATTAATCTAAATGTATGCTTACTTTTAGACATTATATAATTCATAAACTCATAAGAACCACAATGTATTACTCCACGCTGACCTTTGTGTTTACTAATAATCTTATCCATGATTTCAACAACATGAGGTAAATTTGCAGTTTTTTCTCGCATGGATAATTTATACTTATTTACAAATATAATTGGAGATTTGTCATAATTAAAATCATTTGATAGTCTAACAAATTTAGCATTATCTATTCCCATGATTTTCATATAGCTAACAGGGTCACCGATAGTTGCACTCATAAAAACCTTAAATGCAGATCTTTCGTGTAAATGTTTTTTGATTAACCATTGTTCTTCGATACATGTAAATTCTACCTCTTCGTCCGTTTGGTTTGGTACCATTTTGTCAACACCTACTTGCTTTAAGATTTCAATGTAATCATCAAATTTACAATGCATATCTTTAATCCTATCAAATGAACCAAATGCAGATTGCCAATCTTTCGGTACTGATGAATCACTATATCGTTTTTTGGAAGTAGCTTTTACATCTTTGCTGATTGTTAAATAGATTTCAAAGAATTTTTTTAATTCTTCCATTGCTATTAACAATTCAGTCTTATTAGAAGATGTTGATAGAATATAAAATAATTTTTCTAATTTATCTTTAGGTATATGATGTCTACTAAATCCATAACGTAATAAAAATTTATCCAATAGCCTAACTGTAACCAAAATAGATTTACTGATTTTTGGACTAAAGTGATTTTGTACAATCTCATCAATTTTATGAGCCTCATCGAAAAATACAAAATCTCTTTCTTGAAAAGGAGATCCACCTTCTTCTGCTTTTTTATCTTCTACATAATTTCTCTGGATCAACCAAAACGCATAATTAAGTAAGGAGATTCTACTGTTGATAGCTACATCCCTAGCAGTTAAGTAACCGCAATCAGAATAACAGCTTAGTTCTTTTGCCTTTTCATAGCTCATACCTTTTAATCGACAGTCGCCTAAACTGAATGGCAGTCCATTTACTGCGCACTCATAATTATCAACGCCTTTGATTGAACCCCACTGTAGTTTTAGTCTATGTAAATCTGATTCATATTGATCCTGTAAACTTAAATCACTGGTAATTATGTAACCCTTTTTACCAAGTTCAATTAAAACTAAACTAGATGCTATTGCTATAATAGATTTACCTGCACCAGTTGGTGCATCAATTACAACAGTGCCATTTGGATCTTGAAAATAAGCTTGACAGATTGCTTCAACCGTTTCTCTTTGATCAGTTCTAAATTGAAAATTGGATCCAAGAAGATTGTCTTTTAATATTTTATCTAAAGTTTGCGTTATCTGCTCTTGCATTTAGTTTTTATTATGTAGTTCTGCTCTACTAATAACATGTGTATGTTAATCATATTAATATTTTAAAATTTGAGCCGAAGGTAGGAATCGAACCCGACGCCACGCGCTACTATGATGATTGCTCGAGGATTGCTCTACTTCGGCATTTGGGTAGGGTCAGATGCGTTCTGTCTACCGAGACCTCGTCGTTGAACTTCTGAAAGACATAGTGCACCGAGACACAGTTGTTTGTTACTCTGTGATTACTTCCACTTCATTAGTACCTTCAGTACTTACTGCAGTAGAATCAATAACGTCAGTCGTAACAATAGTAGAGTCTGCTGCAACTGCTTCAGCTTCAGCTTTTGCGTTAACATTACCACACGCAGCAAATAATACTGCTGCAACAAAAAGAGATAAGATTTTCTTCATAACATTAATTTAATTAAACATCTAGACACCGTGTCCAAATTGAGAGGATAAAAGGAATTGAACCTTTATTTTTAGATTGGAAGTTTAAAGTAATAACCGTTATACGATATCCGCAATAGCAATTTTATATTACTTTTTTTGAATAGGTTTACGTCCCTTTTCAAGTATTTTTTTTATTTTTTTCTCAACCTTACTTAAGCGTAAGTTAAAAATATGGTGAAGTGCGTCAACTTCACCTTCAGTGTTTATATTAATAGAAGTGTAATCGTTTTCCATAGATTTCAATCTATCATCTATTTTGTCATGTATGTTATCGATCTCTTTACCTAAATCATTAGCCAATGAATCAATACCATCCCACAACGGCTTATCTTTTCTTTTAACCGATGATACATATTGCCGCACAAGAATTATGAATGTAATACCAATTAAGATCAAAACCGTGAGTACCACTAGTGGCAAATAAAGTGTTTCCATATCTTATTATTTTTTATATATGAGTTAACAAATCTTCTGTGATTTTAACATCATAGTATCTTTCTCCACATATTTTATCTTTATGTGATTCTGCAGACTGAGGTCTAACAAACCATGATTTACTATCACCGCTTTGTACAATTCTACCAGTGATTAAAGTATCTCTAAATACTGGTAAAATATTACCTTCCCTATCAGTTTTACCTTCAGGATGAGGTACTACATTCATTTTTTTAATCCAATTTACTTGATCTCCTACTTTAAAATTTGCCATGATATCTAATTTATTAAAAGTTATTATTGTTTTTGTTTAGGTGAATATAATGAATTAGTACGAAACATAATAGTACTTAAGATGTATATACAATACGATTGCCAAAAACTAATTTGATTAATTCCATCGATTGAACCAACAAGAGCGCTGTTCCATAACCATTGGATTGGCCATGCCAAGAATATTCCAATTACAATAGCGCCTAATAATAGTATTATTCCTAGTGCAAATGCAGTGGTAGATTTATTCATATTTTTTATTTTTATTTGATTATAGAATAATAATAACAAGTAATGTTACAATCTGAAAGAGATTATAATTATTTTTTCATACCAATAATAAAAATAAGTACAAAAAATGGCCAAAATATAATCCAAAGAAATCTTTCAAAATCTGAAGTAGTTTCATTGAGATTTGTACTAGCCATTAATGCTTCTATACTTATCCCACATACTACACCTACCGCTAGATATATTGTTATGATGTTAAAAATATCCATATTTTTTTAATCTACCAAATTAATTTATTATTGTTTATCGGAGAAATATACACCATTGGATTCCATATCAGAAATAGTACCGAAGCCTTTCGGTGTTTTTGTTTTTTTGTTTTCTTTTTCTTAGGTTTAAATATTCTACATGGCCCACACTACGGTGTCCAAAAGTCAATAAGTACCCTTCCTTGTTTAAGAATTGATTTGTCTCTAATTTTCATTATGTTTGTTTTTAAATCAATTTCCTCTGGTAGACCCAGTTGATCTACTTGGTTGTACTGACCTTGATGGTTGAATAGTTCTACTTGGTTGTACTGACCTTGATGGTTGAATAGTTCTGCTTGGTTGAATAGTTCTACTTGGTTGTACTGACCTTGGTGGTTGAATAGTTCTGCTTGGTTGAATAGTTCTACTTGGTTGTACTGACCTTGATGGTTGAATAGTTCTGCTTGGTTGTACTGACCTACCGTTTACATTGAAACGATTTCCTCTACCACTATCATAAATATTTGATAAACTAGAGTTTCTTCCAAAACTTCTTGACCAATTCCAATTATAATTTGGGTGTACCCAATACGGAGACCAATTATTCCAAACCCAGTATGGATATCCTAAATACCAGTTGTTAATATTTGAATTCCAACCCCAGTAATTATTATGTATTGTATTAAAGTGGTACTGCGAATTAATGTTACTATAGAGTGTTATATTGTTAAATCCGCTATATTCATATTGAATAACATTAGGTTCCTCTATTACATTTATTTGCAAAGATCCAGGTTTATGAATTTCATAATATGAAGTGTTTCTATAAGTACCACAACCAACTAATAAAAATGCAATAAAAATGTATAAGTAAAATTTCATATGACTTTATTATATTTATTCACTAATTACAAGATATGGTATACTTTCTTCAGTTTCTTTAACCTGACTTGTTTTGATTAATTCCTGTGCATATGCAGGATCTGTTAAAGCAATTAACTCAATTGTTTGATCCATGTAAATAGTCTTCATATTTTTATTTATTGTATATGGTCTGGGTTACACGGAAACTTTAGTTTATCAGGAGTCTGTTCTATTTGATCCATTCTTGGTATGCTAATTGATATGCTTGTACTTTATCTATGCCAGGACTTTCATCTAAGATCTTTTTTGCGTATAGATCAACCTCATACCTAAGACCATAAGCATGTGCTTCTTGTAGAATTTCCTCAACACAAAGCTCTTTAGAAAATTTCATGTTTATCATTTTGATTTAATTTACGAACCTCTTCAAGAATATCTTGCATGCCTAATGCAATAATAGCAGGTACTGCAAAAAACCAAAATGAATCAGTTGTAATATTAATAAGTGCCAAAAGCCAAAGAAATGTACCTTGAAGTCTAAGTTGTTGGTTTCCTAAAAAGGATAATATTTTTTTCATATCTTTATTTTATTATTATATGTAATTTGTGTAATTAGTTTTATTAGCTTTGTTAAATCTTAAAGTGAAATTATTTAGATTCTTGGTTATTAGTGTTTAACCAATCTCGTCTAAAAGCTCGTAAATCTTCGATCATAGGACGACCTTTTACTGGATCAATTAATGTAGCTTTATTTTTTACTCGTATGATGTATTCATCAACAGTACATATGAGTTTTGCTGGATTACCTACCACGACGGTATAAGGTTCAACATCCTTAGTTACAATCGAACCAGTTCCAATAATAGCACCATCACCAACAGTAACACCAGGCATAACTATTGCGTTCAGTCCAATGAATACGTTTTTACCTATAACAGTTTTTCTAACTGCAACTTTATCAATATGATTGATTAACGATGAGTCATGTGCTAAGATCCAAGATCCAACTGCAGAGATAAGGTTCTCTCCAATTTCAATAGCGTTTGGGATAAGAGTATCGATTCTAGTATTTGATACAAGGTACCCATTACTATCTTCTGAAAACTGTGGATGATTAAAAATATTCATCATTATGTCATTTTAACTAGTCGAGCAGATTTAACCATTTCGTTAAAGCGCTTAATAGAAGGTGAAAGATTCTGCGCTCTACCTGTTGGTGTAACGCATTGTATAGGATCAAGTTCGCTAATTGATTTATTAGCTGCCCCCCATAGACAATAGTAATATGCTTTATCCCAGTTTGATGTTCTTCTATAGACTACATTTCGGTGTTGAAACCAATCTGTCTTTCCACTGCATGCCGCCTTTACTAGTGCAATTTGATTCTCACCACCTTCCCATTGTAATTCAACCTGGATTTGCCCTAAATCCTTGTGTTTAGCGTTTTTCATAAATTGTTATTTTGTTTTTAAATATTGTTTTAAGAATTCCCAGGTTGATTCAAAACTATAACAGATAGGATTTCCATCAGCATCATGTGCTCCATGTCTGGGTTGCCCGTCAACCTTATCATTAAGGATCAGCTTACCATCAACATCTTCATATAGTGGCGACGTGCTCCAGTCTTTTTGTCCAAAATCACTTTCATACATAAACCAATTTAACCAATCAATACCTTCAGCCGTATAGATTTCGCACAATGCACTCGTGATAATTTCATGATATGGTTCTACAAAATCTAGTAGATCAACCTTCATTTTATGAAGCTGGTCAATATCTCTACCACATTTCTGTAGTCCCATTGTAATTTTTAAAAAGTTTTTGTAAGTCATAATTATTACCTCTTTTAATTTTTATCTAAACCCACCACTTATTATTAAGTATGCTACAATAGCTAAGGCAACAATTAAAGTTGCGCTAACCTTATCTGAAAATCTAATTTCATTGTTATTCTTCTCACCTTGATAATTAGGTGATCTTAGTCTAGTGATTACGGTTTCTCTACAACCAGTAGAATCACACAGATAAACACTACCTATTTCGCTTTCAATTTCCAGCTTTCGTGTAGCGGCTTTGCTACAGCATACGCATTTACGATTTACCACCTTCACCTTCAATAAATTGTTTAAATAAACGGTACACTTCTCCGCTATCCTTAATTAGATCTCCCTTATGCCAAAACCCTTGTTGGTTTATTACAATAACCGGTTCCTCCGCATCTCCTAGTTTAAATATAAAACTATTAGGTCCTTGTTCATGAGTCTTTAATCTCGTTTCTTCCATTTTTTTAGTTATTTTATTATTGTATACTAAACATTAACCGTACCTGTCTTTGAATTAGCAATCATTGCATAAGCAGCCTTTGATAAATCAAGTACAGGAGTAGGGTGAGGTACTCGGTTTCCCCTCCCTTGTTACCCATGGTCATCTCTGCGTTTAGGGTAGTAAACGATAGGATTAATCCACATGTAATTAATAATAGTAATCTCATAATCTAGTTAAACTTCTATTTTTATCTGTTTTCATCTGGCAGTAGCACATTGTTTTCCCTTTCTCCCCCATTCCCTAGTCCCTTTCTCCCTAGTCCCTTTCTCCCTAGTCCCATGTCCCTAGTCCCATGTTCCTTTCTCCCTTTCTCCCTTTCCACCACTTTCCACCACTTTTCTGCACATAGATTATTATAGTCCGCGCAGCATCCCTATACTGGCCAGTATAACCAGCACAGTAGAGCTACCTAGCTGCGCGGACAGTAGCCCTACTGGTACGGCG